TAAAATTATAAGTAGTAGAAAGTTAGAAGAAAATCAAGAATCTAACGAAGATATATTAAAAGACTTAATATCAAGACATGACTGGTATTTTGAAATGAGTGACGATAATAATAAATACAAAGACGGTCAAGCATCTGAAAAGAAAGTTATGGATTTAGTAAATAGAATGGGAGCTAAAGGTAAAGAAATTTACAACTCAATGGCCCCAAAAGACAGACAATTAAAAGAATCAGCAAATAAAGATTCATTGAAAAATCTATTATCAAAACATGATTGGTATTTTGAAATGAGTGACGACAGTAAAAAATACGCACCCGGTAAAAGATCCGAAAAGGAAATTATGGATTTAGTAAGTAAAATGGGAGATGAAGGTAAAAAAATCTACAATTCAATGGCTCCAAAAGACAGACAATTAAAAGAATCAGTAGTTGATAAAATAGTAGAATCTATTCTTAGAAGACTTAAGAAAATTAAATAAAATGAATAAACAACTTCTAATAGAAACTAGACCATTCCAAGTTAATCCAATGCAGCTTGTTGAAGGAACTAAAGGATCTTCAGGAAACCCATTAGTAGAAGGCATTTTAGCTACAGTGGAAGTAAAAAACGGAAACGGAAGATACTACAAGAGAGAATTATGGGAAAGGGAATTAGAAACATACATGCAGAGCATTAAGGAAAATCGTGCAACTGGAGAATTAGACCATCCTAGTACTGAAGTTATCAATCTAAAAAACGTATCCCATGCTATCAAAGATATTTGGTGGGACGGAGATAATATTATAGGTAAAATCGAAATTCTACCTACCCCATCAGGTAATATCCTTAAAGCACTTATAGAAAGTAATATCTCAGTAGGAGTATCTTCAAGAGGTATGGGTAGTTTAAAACAAGAAGGTGACTTAATGGAAGTACAAGATGATTTTACATTAACGTGTTGGGATTTTGTATCTACTCCTTCTAATCCAGGTAGCTGGATGCACCCAATAAATGGAATGATGAACGAAGGTTTACAATCAACTAAAACAAATAAGTATTCTAAAGTAAATTCTATTCTTTTTGAAATATTATGCGCTCACGGCACTTGCCCAATAATTTAAAATCTATCATAAAATAATATTTTAGAACTGATGTCTCCCCTAAAAAGGAGACATTTCTTTTTGTAAAATGCGACTTTGATAAAAATGTGGCATACGTATAGCTATAATGTACTATTTTCATTCTACTATATAGTACCAAACAATCATAACCCCAATTACAATTACTAATAATTGTATTTCCAAAACAAATTTAAGGAAAATGTCAACAAACAGAGATTTATTAAAAGAAGCGATCGCTGACGCTAAAGCAGTAAAAGACACAGCAATTGCAAACGCAAAAATGGCTCTTGAAGAAGCATTTACTCCACATTTAAAATCTATGTTCTCCGCTAAAATCAACGAGATGGAAGAGGAAGATATGGATGAAGATATGGATTACAATGACGAAAACATAGAGCAAAACGAAGCCAAAAAAAGAGGTGGAGAAAATGAAAAGGTTGTTAAAGAATTCTATTTAGATGAAGACGAAGACGAAATTAATCTAGAAGAACTCATGTCTGAATTAGAAAAAGACGAAATGGAAGAAGAAGTTAATAATCCTAAACGTTTTGAAGCTCACGGTAATATAGCTTCTGGAGGAATGTCAGATGATGCTTTAATGGAAGCCGAAGAAGAAACTGAGGAAGAAATGAGTATTGAAGACATGTCTGAAGGAGATTTAAAAGATTTCATTGAAAGCGTAATTAAAGACATGGTTGAAGCTGGAGAAATTGAAGCTGGTCACGAAGAAGAATCTGAAGAAGAAGAAGAAGAAGAAGGTGAAAGTATTGATGAGTTCTTAAACGAAATGGAAGGTGATGATCTTAAAGAATATAGAGAAGACCAACCATCAGAAGAAGAAATTTTGGCTATGATATGTAAAGAATATCCTAACAGCAAACAATGTAGAACTTCGATGAAAGAAAGTAAAGCATCAAAAGCTGCAAAATTAAAATCAAGCAAAGAATTAGAAGAAGCATACAGCGTTATTAGATCAATGAAAAAAGACATTAACGAAGTTAACTTACTAAACGCAAAACTACTTTACACTAACAAAATCTTCAGAGGTAAGAGCTTAACTGAATCTCAAAAGATTAATGTATTAGGTGCTTTTGATAGAGCAACAACAACAAAAGAAGCTAAACTTGTATATGAATCATTGTTAAGTAACTTAAAAACACCAACAAGAAACATTCAAGAAAATTTAGGTAGAGCTTCCAAGTCAATAACTGTTCCTCAAACAAAACAACCTATTATTGAATCTAATGATATGATAGCAAGGTTCCAAAAATTAGCAGGTATTATTTAAAACAAACAAACAAACAAAAACAAAAACAACAGAAAAAATGGCAAACATTCAAAACTTACTCGAATCAGCTAACCCGTATAAATCACTACAAGGTGACGCGGCTAGATTAGCAAACAAATGGGGTAGAACAGGATTGTTAGAAGGTATCAAAAATGAAACCGAGAAAAACAATATGTCTATGATCCTTGAAAACCAAGCAAAACAATTGGTAATTGAAGCCTCTCAAACAGGAGGTGGTACTTCTTCAACAGCTACTTTTACAGCAGGTGTTGGTGAACAATGGGCAGGTGTAGCCCTTCCGTTAGTTCGTAAGATCTTCGGTCAAATTGCATCAAAAGAATTCGTTAGTGTTCAACCAATGAACTTACCTTCAGGTCTAGTGTTTTTCTTAGATTTCCAATATGGTACATCTAAAAATCCATTTACAGCAGGTAAATCAATGTATGGTGATACTGGTTCTAACTTCGGTAACACAAATGCTGGTGGTTTATATGGCGCTGGTAGATTTGGTTACTCAATTAACAACACTTCATCATTCCAAGTTACAACTACTGGTTCAGCTACTTGGGCTACTTTCGGTTTAGATAGTGATTATTCAGCTTCAGCAGCAGCAGGTTCTTGGAAAACTGTAACTGTAGGTATAGGATCAGTAGCTGATTTCTTAGCAGCTAGATCATTCACACTTACTTCAGGTTCTGGAACAGGTGCAATTACAGTAACAGATAACTTACCAGCATTTACTAATTTTAGTACAGCAAATAGTACTGTAACTTTTGTTATTACTGGTTCATTATTGGTTCCTTGGTCAACAACTTCTGTATTTACTTGTTCATATTCATTACAACCAACTGATAGATACAGAGGTGATTTTGAAGATGCTAACACTGCTTTGAACGCAAATAACAGTTCAATTACAATTCCTCAAATCAACGTTCAAATGAGATCTGAAGCGATTGTTGCTAAAACAAGAAAATTAAAAGCAGCATGGACTCCGGAATTTGCTCAAGATTTAAATGCATACCATGCATTGGATGCTGAAGCAGAATTAACTAGCATCATGAGTGAATATATCAGTTTAGAAATTGACTTAGAAATTTTGGATATGTTGATCGAAACTGCAGCTGCAGGTACTGAATATTGGTCAGCAGTAAATAACCAAAGTTTAAGTGTAAGTGGTACTACTGTAACTAACAACCCATCTTTAGGTTTCTATAACACACAAGGACAATGGTTCCAAACATTGGGAACAAAAATCCAAAAATTGTCAAACGCAATTCACCAAAGAACATTAAGAGGTGGTGCAAATTTCATCGTTTGTTCTCCAACAGTAGCAACTATCTTGGAATCAATCCCAGGTTTTGCAAGTACTTCTGATGGTGAAGCTTCAAAAATGACTTATGCATTTGGTGTACAAAAAATGGGTCAATTGAATGGTAGATATCAAGTATACAAAAATCCATACATGACAGAAAACACTGTATTGATGGGTTACAGAGGTCAACAATTCTTGGAAACAGGTGCCGTTTTTGCTCCATACATTCCATTGATCATGACTCCGTTAGTGTACGATCCAACTACATTTACTCCTAACAAAGGTCTATTGACTAGATATGCTAAAAAAATGGTTCGTCCAGAATTTTATGCAAAAATCCAAATTTCAGGTTTAAATACTCTATAGTAATAACCTTACTTTTTAAATTAAGCCGAGCAAAAGCTCGGCTTTTTTTATCCTCAAAATTAATCTATATATTTATAATAAAAATACTTATGTCTGATTACAACAAATCCAAAGAAGCACAAGAAGTTTTTAAAAATAAAACTAAACCAAAAACTCCTATTAAATTCGGAATTTCATTAAATGAAGAACAAAAAGAGGGTAAAAAAATCATTCTAGATAATACAGTATCTGTACTTAAAGGTAAAGCAGGATCTGGAAAAACTCTTACAGCAATTCAAATAGGACTAGACTTATTATTTCAAAAAGAAGTAGATAAAATAATAATAGCTAGACCATATATTACGGCTGGAGAAGATATAGGATTTTTACCTGGAGGTGTGGATGAAAAATTAGCATACTTAACAGCTCCTATATATAATATAATGCACGACCTAATTGGGATACAGAAAACAGAAAGTTTAGTAGCAGAAGGGAAAATAATTATAGCTCCATTCGGTTTTCTTAGGGGAAATACATTCTCATCTTGCTATGTTATAATAGATGAAGCACAAAACGCAACTCATGGTCAAATAGAGTTAATGTTAGGAAGATTAGGATTAAATAGTAAAATGATATTTTGTGGTGATATGTCTCAATGTGACTTAAAAGATAAAAAATCATCAGGATTTGATTTCTTTACAAGACTAGAAACTAATGTAGATCAAATCAAAATCATAAGTTTAAAACAAAATCATAGACATCCAATAGTAGATAAAATATTAGATGTGTATAATGAATATAGAAATTAAATTTTATAATATTTATAACGAACCAATAAATAAACAATGGCTGCAGGTAGGTACTCTTTTACAATTGAGCAAGGCTCAACATTAAATTTTGAATTACAATACAAAAACTCAAGTGGCAGCGCTATAAACTTATCAGGATATGGTGGTAAAATGCAAATTAAATCAAATTATGCCGATAATTCCCCTACAATATATCTTACATTAAGTAGCTCCCTCCAAGCAGATGGAACGGGACTAAACTTCAGTGGATCTAACGGCTCTACTCCAACGGCTTCAGGTTCAATTGGGGTATTTATATCAGCCGATACTTCGTCGTTACTTACGTTTGATACTGCTTTATACGATTTAGAAATTACATCAGGTAGTATAGTAACAAGAATTTTAGAAGGACAAGTAAAATTATCAAAAGAAGTAACTAGATAATGGCAGATTGTGCAAAACCAATAAATATTATTCCGAATAATAATACTGTTAAGATAGTAAACACTAATAATACTATCAAGATAATAGATAATGATTGCTGTAAAACGGTTAGTGTTGAGCAACCTATTACTAGCGTCGTTCAGATATTAACTGGTCCATTAGGTTCAACAGGAAACACTGGACCTTCAGGATCGCAAGGTCCTTCCGGTTCACAGGGGCCTTCCGGTTCACAAGGTCCTTCAGGATCACAAGGTCTTTCAGGTTCCCAAGGACCATCAGGTTCACAAGGTCCTTCAGGATCGCAAGGCCCTTCAGGTTCATCTGCTCCATTTACATATGTTGGAGGAAATATTTGGAATACAACAAGTAGTATTCAAATTACAGGTTCATTTACAGTTTCCGGGTCTTCTACTTTTACAAATATAGGACCTGCTATTTTTAGTGGTAGTGTAACATCAACACAAGGATTTACAGGTTCATTACTTGGAACTTCTAGCTATGCGATAACAGCATCATTTGCTTTAAATGGTGGTGGTGGTTCTTCTATTGATACAGGTTCATTTGCAACAACCGGATCAAATAACTTTAAAGGAAACCAAATAATATCAGGATCAGGAATAAACACCATATTACAAGTACATGGAGCTAACGCTGAACCCTGGGCTTTTGGAATATACAACGATACTTATAATCCAACTCAATCAGTATTAGCTGGTTTTGTAGATAATACTGGTGAAGCAAGCATAGGCACAGAGATTAATAAACCACTTTACATTTACACAAATGCTAATTATGGAAACCCAACATTAATAATATCAAGCTCAGGAGTAACAATTGATAATAAATTAATCGTAAATAATGGTATAACCGGATCATTACAAGGAACATCATCTTATGCTACAACATCATCCTATGTACTGAATGCCGTAAGTTCATCCTTTTCAACTACTGCTTCTTACGTATTAAATGCTCAAACTGCTTCATACGTCCAAAATGCACAAAGTGCATCTTATGTATTGCAAGCAATAAGCAGTTCATTTGCAACTACATCATCATACGCTTTAACTGCCCAAACATTATTAGGAAGTGTAGTAAGTGCTTCTTACTCATCAACCTCTTCTTATGCATTAAATGCAGATTTACTAGACGGAAAAGATAGTACTATATTTGCAACTACAGGCTCAAATACATTTATAGGTAATCAAATAATAACTGGATCAATCTTAATGTCTGGTTCATCCTTTATATCAGGTGTAGACTATGTTGATTTTGATACAACCGCATCAAACGCAGGAGCAGTTGGTAGGTTAAAATGGAATGATACTGATGGAACTTTAGATATAGGATTAAAAGGAGGTAATGTTACACTACAAATTGGACAAGAAGAAGTAGCTAGAGTTGTAAATAAAACAGGAGCCAATCTATTGGAAGCTGATTACTATGTTGTTCGCGTTAGATCGGTTGCTGAAGGAGGAGCTCAAGGTCAGCGATTAGCAGTAGTGTTAGCACAAGCTAATAATGATGCCAACTCAGCAACTACCTTAGGAGTTGTCACTGAAAATATAGATAACAATCAAGAAGGATTTATAACCCTTTCAGGTCAAGTACGAAATATAAACACAACGGGCACACTGCAAGGAGAGACATGGGTAGATGGCGATCTATTATATCTGTCCCCAACCACACCAGGACATCTTACAAATATAAAACCACAAGCACCCCAACATATGGTTATTGTTGGGTATGTTGAATATGCTCACATTAATCAAGGTAAGATTTTTGTTAAGGTAGATAATGGGTATGAGTTAGATGAATTACACAATGTTGCAATAAATACTGGATCTCTATCATCTGGAGACTTACTTATTAGAAGTGGTAGTGTTTGGGTTAACTCAAAACAATTAACAGGTTCATATGCAATTACTGGAAGCTTAAACGCAACATCCTTTTCTGGATCGCTACAAGGTACTGCAACAACAGCATCATACGTCCAAAATGCACAAAGTGCATCTTATGTTTTAAATGCAGTAAGCGCTTCTTATGTACTAAGTTCAAGCTTTGCAACTACATCATCATACGCTTTAACTGCTCAAACACTATTAGGAAGTGTAGTGAGTGCTTCTTATGCTGTAACCGCTTCTTTAGCTCAATCAGTTCAATTTGAAGGAAAACCTCTATCAGCTGGGTGGCCCAATAACTACATAATCCCTGCAAAATTAACTACTCCAATAATTAGTTTAGCAGGATCCTCTACTACAGATACTTCCGCAAATATAAGGTATTATCCTATACAATTATCAAGAGATACATTAATATCTTCTATAGGCGCACTTGTAAGAGGTACATTAGCTGCTAATACAGGTTCATATAGATTGGGAATATATAATAGCACAGAAGCATCAGTACTATTAGCACAAGGATCTACTGCACTCCCTGGAACATTATTAGCAGATTATGGATTAATAAGTCAAATATCAACATCCCAGGCATTTGTACAAATAGCAATATCTGATATTAATAGACCAACTTTAAAAAAAGGAGAAATATATTGGTTAGCAATATCTCCTTCAGGAAGCACAACTCAAGCACTTGGCCCATCTAATGCTACGGCATGGAGTGATTATTTTGGTATTATCCCATCTACTACTACCGTAGCCTCTTATATTGGACTATCTGTTACTGCAGATGGTGGAGCAGCATTACCTAACCCAGCAAACACTTCATCTATAGCATTATTATCAACTACTAACATGAAGGGGTTCCCAATATTAAAAATAACAGGTTCAGTAGTATAAAATAAATAATAATGGCAATAAATAGAGTAATACAAAGAGTAGAAGACGAATATGGTCAACCTATATTAGATAACAATGGTAGAGAACAATACATAACCTTAAGCGAAACCATAACTGAAGATATTCCTGAACCCACCACTTCAATTGATATTAATAGCTTAACTATAGAACAATTAATAGAATTAAAAAAGAAATTAGACAGTTTATCTCTATAATATTTATAACAAACATATAAATCCATGAACATTCCAATATATCCTGGTTCATCATCATTTTTTCCTGGTAACACCCCCTTCGGATTTTATGATTTAGACTATCAATTTCAGGTAGATGCTGATAAAGTAACACTATTTTGTGCTAGAAGATTAGGATATCCAATTATAGATATTGAGTTACAAGACATAAATTTTTATGCTGCATTCGAAGAAGCAGTTACTACTTATGGTAATGAATTATATGCCTTTAGAGTTAGAGATAATTACTTGTCTTTAGAAGGAGCATCTACAAGTACTACTATTAACGATGCTATTATAACTCCAAATTTAGGAAATTTAATTAAAGTATCTGAAATGTATGCTGCAGAAGCCGGAGCCGGAGGTAATGTTCCTTGGTATAAATCAGCAATCTCAGCATCATCAGGAGTTCAAGATTATGACTTAAATGAATGGGCAATTTCTCAAAGTTATAGTAATAACGATATTGAGATTAAAAGAATATTTTGGGAACAGTCCCCAGCAATTGTTAGATTCTTTGACCCATATGCAGGTACAGGTACTGGTATGATTAATTTAATGGACTCATTTGGATGGGGAGGATACAGCCCAGCTATTAACTTCCTGATAATGCCTTTAAGTTATGACCTACAAAAAATACAGGCCATTGAAATGAACGATATGGTCCGTAAATCTAACTTCTCATTTGAAATGCACAATAATGTGTTAAGAATATTCCCCATTCCTAGAAACGATGGTATGATTTGGTTTGAATATATTCTTAAATCTGAAAGAATAGCAGGTTCAATTGATGCAAATAGTGGAGGTAATGTAAGTAATGTATCAAACGTTCCTTATACTAACCCAACATATACATCAATAAACTCAATAGGAAGACAATGGATATTTGAATATACTTTAGCATTAGTTAAAGAAATATTAGGATATGTTAGAGGAAAATACACTAATATTCCTATACCAAATGATAATTTAACTTTAAATTATGGGGATTTAGTAACAGCAGCAACATCTGAAAAAATAGCGTTAGTTGAAAAATTAAGATTATTCTTTGATGATACATCAAGACAAAAACTTTTAGAAAGAAGAGGAGCCGAAAGTGATGCTATGCAAACTGAGTTAAATAAGATTCCATTCGTAATTTACATAGCTTAATAAATAAATCATGGCATTATTTGGATCTAGTCGAGACGTGTCTTTAGTAAGACATTTAAATAAAGAATTATTACATAATATAGTAAATCAACAGTGTGCTTTTTATAAGTACGAACTTGAAAAAACAAATACTAATATATATGGAGAATCAGCAGGTGGAAAGTATTATTCTGGACCTATATTATTTAATTCATTAATTAACATTGGAGACAATACAAGTCCAACAAATGATTTTGGAGTAGATTTTGATTGGAGTATTACAGTAGCATTATTAAGAGATGATTTAGTAGAAGCGAATGTCCATCCTGAAGTAGGAGATATTATATTATATCAAGAAAGTTATTTTGAAATAGATAACACAGTTTTTACACAGTTTTGGGCTGGTAAAGATCCTGACTATCCTTATGAAAATAATCCATTAAATCCCGGATTATCCGAATTTGGATATAATGTTTCAGTAGTATGTTCTTGTCACTATGTTCCAGCAGACAGAATCGGGATTTCTAAAACCCGATTATAATATTTATAATAAAAAATGGCTAGAAAAAATAACCCAACACCTAAAACACAAAAGGAAATATCTATTTCTTTACAGACTCCTACTGAACAAAGAGGAGTAGGGTTCCAGCCTGTGGGAAATCCAAATGATGTAGTTGTCCCTAATAGAGCACAACAAACTTCATTTGATGGAGATGATGTAAAACCATTTAGTATTGGTATTCAAGATATTGATGAAGCTGTAATGTATTATTTTAAAAATGTCATTCAACCATTTGTAATTCAAAACGGAGAAAGACTAGCAGTTCCAATAATTTATGGTTCTCCTGAAAAGTGGAAATCATTTCAAAAAGACGGATATTATAGAGATGCTCAAGGTAGAATAATGGCACCTATGATAATGTTTAAATTAGATTCAATTTCTAAGAATAGAACGGTAGCAAATAAATTGGATGCTAATATGCCTAACAATTTTGGAGTATTTACTAAAAAGTATTCTCAAAAAAACACATATGATCAATTTTCAGTTTTAAATAATGTTGTTCCTGAACAAACATTTTATGCTACAGTTGTACCTGATTACTTAACAGTAACTTATTCATGTGCTATAATGACTTATTATGTAGAACAATTAAATAAAATTATAGAAGCAGTAGAATACGCTTCTGATTCATATTGGGGAGATCCTGAAAAATTTAAATTTCAAGCAAGGATAGATTCATTTGATAGAATACATGAATTATCAGATGATAAAGAAAGAGTAGTAAAAACCACATTTAGTATTAAATTAAATGGACATATAGTTCCGGATGTCCCTCAGAAAGATATTAACGCAATAAAAAAGTTTACTAATAAATCAAAATTAGTATTCACAACCGAAGTAGTAAATAAAATTTAAATAAATAATAGTTATGGAAACTAAACAATTAACACCCGAAGAAGTACAAACAATTAAAACCATTAGACAAGAAAGATCAGAAATAACGGATCAGTTTGGTGAAATTGAAATTCTTATCCAAGAATATGAAATGATTAAGCAAGACTTAAAAGAAAAATTATCATCTCTTAAAAAAAGAGAGGTAAAAGTTGGCCAAGAATTGCAAGAAAAATATGGGAGTGGAACTATAAATATAGAAAAAGGAGAATTTGTTAGTAGTATTTAACTTTGACAAAAATGTGTCATATTTATATCAAAACATAATATAAAACATGGCAACAACCCTAATTTCTCCCGGTGTAATCTCCATTGAGAATGATACATCACAAGTACGTCAACAACCAGTTACTGTAGGTGCCGCTATTATAGGTCCAGCAGTAAAAGGTCCTTTAGAAATCCCTACAGTAGTAACATCATACAGTGATTACCAAAATAAATTTGGTACTACATTTGTAAGTGGTAGTGATGTTTATACTTATTTTACATCGATTGCAGCTTACAATTACTTTAACAATGGTGGTGAATCATTATTAGTAGCAAGAGTAGCAAGTGCAAGTAGTGCTTGGACATTTGCAACTACAGCAACTGCTTCAGCAGGTAATAGTGCTATTAAAAGTATTCTTGAAAACAGAGAAGTATTTGTTCTTGAAGCACTATCCAAAGGTGTTATTATGAATTCCTCAAGTAGTATGGACACAGCAGGTGCTCTTGCTAGTGGATCTGCGGATAACGTTAGATGGGAAATCGTAAACTCCAATACAAGTTCAGGTACATTTAACTTATTAGTTAGAAGAGGAAATGACAATACATTAACTCCAACAATTTTAGAAACATGGACCAATTTATCATTAGATCCATTTTCTCCAAATTACGTTTCAAGCGTAATTGGTGATTACACATATGCATATAATTCAACTAAAAATCAAATTGAATTAACTGGTTCATATCCAAATGCATCAAGATATGTAAGAGTAAAATCAGTTCTTTTAACAACCCCAAATTATTTCGATAACTCAGGTGTTCCAAAAGCTGCATTTACAGGTTCCATTCCATTAGTAGCTAGTGGTTCATTTAGTGGAGGAGTAGGAGCATTATTTGGTATAACCCCGGGTGCATTTGCAAAATATTATGATACTATAGCGGCACAAACTCAAGGTTTAGTTGGAACTGATTATACTAATATGATTAATCTATTATCTAATACAGATGATTATAAATTTAATTTATTGTTAACTCCAGGTTTATGTGATTCTCTTCATACTACACAATGTACTTCAATTATTAGTAACACAGCAAATAGAGGTGATAACTTATATGTTTTAGATTTAGTACCTTACAATTCAACCACAACAGCAGTTACTGGACAAGCAGCTTCAAGAAATAATTCATACGCAGCTTCATATTGGCCTTGGGTCCAAACTCAAGATCCAGATTCAGGTAGAAATGTTTGGGTTCCAGCTTCAACTTTAATGGCTGGTGTGTTTGCATATAACGATAAAGTAGCAGAGCCTTGGTTTGCACCTGCAGGTATTAACAGAGGAGGATTGACAAGCGTAATTAGAGCAGAACAAAAACTAACTCAATCAGATAGAGATACATTATATCAAGGTAAAGTAAATCCAATAGCAACTTTCCCAGGACAAGGAGTAGTAGCATACGGTCAGAAAACATTACAAACTCAAGCATCTGCTTTAGATAGAGTAAACGTTAGAAGATTATTAATTTCTCTTAAATCATACATTGGTCAAACTGCAAACGCTTTAGTATTCGAACAAAATACATTAGCAACAAGAAACCAATTCCTAGCTCAAGTAAATCCATATTTACAGTCAGTACAACAAAGACAAGGTTTATATGCATTTAAAGTAGTAATGGATGAGAGTAATAATACTGCTGATGTTATTGACAGAAATCAGTTAGTCGGAGCGATTTATATTCAACCTACTAGAACAGCTGAATTTATATATTTGAACTTTAACATTATGCCAACTGGTGTAGCATTTAGTTAATAAAAATAGAAATTGATTATATTTATAATAAACAAATAAAAACCCATGGCAGTATTAAACCCCAACGAAATATTTTTTACGGCATTTGAGCCGAAACAACAAAATAGATTTATTATGTATGTTGATGGTATTCCATCATATACTATTAAAGGAATAAGCGCAATTACTTTAACTCAAGACGAAGTAGTATTGAACCACATTAACATTTTACGTAAAGTAAAAGGAAAATCAAAATGGAGTAACATTACAATGACTCTTTTTGACCCAATCACACCTTCCGGAGCTCAAGCAGTAATGGAGTGGGTACGTTTACATCACGAATCAGTAACTGGTAGAGATGGTTATTCTGACTTTTATAAGAAAGATTTAACTATGAACGTATTAGGCCCAGTAGGTGATATCGTAAGTGAATGGATTATTAAAGGTGCTTTAATTGTAAATGCTAACTTTGGTGAGTATAGCTGGGATAATGAATCTGCAGCACAAAACTTAACACTGGAAGTCGCAATGGATTACGCAGTTCTCAACTACTAGGATATACTTATATACAAATCGACAATTATTATCCTCCTATCTTAAAAAAATAGGAGGATTTTTTATCAAAAGCAATATCTGTATATATTTATAATAAAATAAAATCTATGTCAAACGAAGTTACAAACAAATCCCCATTCCCAACTGAAATAGTTGAATTACCTTCTAAAGGTTTAGTCTATCCATCAACAAATCCACTTTCAAGTGGAAAAATTGAAATGAAATATATGACTGCTGCTCATGAAGATATTTTAACGAACCAAAGTTATATTCAAAACGGTACTGTTTTGGATAAATTGATTGAATCCCTCATAGTATCAAAGATTAATTATGGAGATATTATAGTTGGTGATAAAAATGCATTACTAATAGCAGCCCGTGTTTTAGGATATGGAAAAGATTACGAATTTACTTACAAAGGAGAAAATGTAACTGTAGATTTAAGTACATTAGAACCTAAACCCATTGACGAAAGCTTATTTACTCCTGGTAAAAACGAATTCGAATATGAATTACCGGCTTCAGGTACTAAAATTACCTTTAAGTTATTAACTCATAGTGATGAAAATAAAATCAATCAAGAACTTCAGGGGTTAAAGAAAATTAATAAAAACGCTTCACCAGAATCATCTACTAGGTTTAAATATATGATTACATCAGTTAATGGAGACAGCACAACAAAAACAATCAGAGAATTCGTTGATAATTATTTTTTAGCTAAAGATACTAGATCACTTCGAGAATATATTAAGTCAATCCAACCCGATATTGATATGAAGTTTGATTTTGAAGGTCCAAATGGCTTAGAGGAGGGCTTAACTATCCCTATGGGGATTAGCTTTTTTTGGCCTGACGCAAGAATATAGACTTTACCTATTTTCTCAAATTCATGAAATAGTATTTCACGGGAATGGTGGCTATGATTGGGATACCATCTATAATATGCCTATTTGGTTACGAAAGTTTACATTTAATAAGATTAAAGAATACTACGATAAACAAAATAAAAATACTCAAGACGAAGATTCATGGACTAACAAATCAGGAGCAGCGGCCCAACACTCATCTCAAAATGTAAAAGTACCGGATTTTATCAGTAAATCCCCACAAACATACCAAACTAAGGCATCGCGAAAGTGATGCCTTTTAATATTTATTATAAATACATTTATTAAATGACAGATCCTAAGGAAAATCAAGGCCAAAATCAAGACGCTTCAAAAGTTCAAGAAACAATTAAATTTCAAAAAGAAGAAATTGATCTACTACGTAAAAGACTAAGTCTTCAGGAAGAAGGATATTCTTTATCTAGTTCATATTTAGAATCTTTAAAAGAGGTATTAGGAGTTAAAACTAAATTAACTGCTTCTGAAAATGACTTATATAGTATTGGTAAACAAATTAATAAATCCCTTCTTTCTCAAAAAGGAGGATATGATAATGTTAAAGATTTAACTAAACAAATAAAATCAAATCAAGACTTATTAAACAAATCATCAATAGCAGAAATAGGTTTAGTTAAGTCATTAGGAGAAGAAAAGGCAAAACAAGTAGACCAATCTTTTTCTGAACTAGTTACTATAGCCAACAAAAGTAAAAGACTTGAAGAGTATTATAAGCGAATGGAAAATGGGGAAAAAGTAGAAGTAAAAATATTAGAAGGTCTTAAGAACCAAATAGCAGCACATGAAGAAAACATTAAAAGAGCAGAAGAATCATTAAATCCTCTACAAAAACAATTACTATATTCAAAGGCACAGGCTTTAGAATTAAAAAAACAAAACAACGAAAGAGAGAAGGAAGAAGAATATCTTAATAAAGTTAAAAACACAACAGGAGTAATAGGAGCATTAATGGCTGGTATGAAGGAAATTCCATTCATAAAAGATCTTCCAGGAATAAATACAGCTCTAGAGGATGTTAGAAAAGAAATTATAAGAATACAAGTAGAAGAAGGTAGAACTGTTGGTAAAACCGAAGCTATGGGGATGGCATTTAAACATATCGGTAAGTCTATGAAAGAAAATTTACTTGATCCTACAGTACTTGTATCAGCGGCAGTAGGATTAATAGTAAAAGGATTTTTATCATTAAACGAAGCCCAAACAAATTTTGCAAGAACAACTGGATATACTGCAAGTAGGTGGGATGCTACAAGTACAAGTGTAACTACACTTTCTGATTATATTAAAACCGCTGACGATTTAACTAAACAATTAGGATTTAATGCTGATTTAATTTTTACCTCTAAAACTTTACAAGAAGCAACTGAAATGGTTGAACTTATGGGGATGAGTAGTGAAGAGGCAGGTAAATTAGCTATGCTTTCTAAATTAAATGGAACTGAATTAAAAAAAGCAAATGAAAGTGTAATTAAAACAGCAGGTAATTTTAATAAAACTAATAGAACAGCAATAAACCAAAAACAAATATTAAGTGATGTAGCTAATACATCTAATGTTATTGCAGTTAATTTAGGGGGAAATGCTTCAAAAATAGCCCAAGCTAACTTAGAGGCAAGAAGATTTGGTTTATCATTAGAAAAAGCAGACCAAATAGCAAGTTCATTACTAGATTTTGAATCATCTATCTCAGCAGAAATTGAAGCCGAATTATTAACTGGAAAAGATTTAAATCTTGAAAAGGCTAGATTATTAGCTTTAAATGGTGAAACAGCTGAACTTACTAAAGAAATAGGCCAAAATCAAGATATAATAAGTGCATATACTTCAGGAAATAGATTACAACAAGAAGCAGTAGCCAAATCTGTTGGTTTACAAAGAGAAGATATTGCTAAAATGATAATAGACCAAAAAGCACAATTAGGATTAACAGATGAACAAGTACAAAAAGCATCTGGAATGAATGAAGAAGACTTCAAAAGACTATCAGTTCAGGAAAGTATAAATAAATCAATGAGTAAAATGGGTG